CAGATTGCTGGGCATTTGCCCTCAAACCCAGAATGACCAAGTGCTGTGCATTGATAAGCAGCCCAGTCCTTGCCAGTCTTAGCACTGTGTCCAGTTTTCCAGACCATAGATCCATGTTTGCACGGTGGCACTTCAGATGCTTCTGCTGTGCCCATTACAGCTGTAATGTTTTCCATTGCTTTGTCCAAGGTAACTGGTGCATCTACTACCTTCATATATTCATTGACTGGTGTAGTCCAATAGTCCTGCTCTTGTGCTGGTACAAGATCCTGTACCACTGGCTTGTCTGGCTTCTTGGCTACGACTTTTGCCATCTCTTCTCGGCTAGGTCTCTTTCCTTTAGCTGCATAACCTGCATTTGCAAGAGCTCTGCCGATCGCCGAAGTCTCACAATTCTCCAGTGCTGAAGTTGAATTAACGCCCCGATCAGTAATCTTTTCCTCAGCGTATCCTGTTGCCCACGCAACGCTATCACCAGCAGTTTTAAATAAATACGCCTTGACAATATAGCGATCCTTTTCGACCACTTCCAACTCAGTTGCAATACGAAAATCTGCATAATCCTTAATAAACTTTTCAAGTCTCACCTCGACTGTCTCGTAATCGGCTAGATTAAACATATAGATCATTCTCCTCTGTGGCGAGTTGCCCGCCTAGTGCTCCGTAGCTGCATAGATCGATCCATGTGTCGATTTGCTGTGCTGATTGATTAGTCCTTGCAAGTTTAACCAAGACCATGATCCCTGCCACCTGATAGTCGTGTATTGGTGTTTGGAGGTATGCACTGAGGAGCATTGCTGTGTGTTGCAGGTTATCCGCAGGGTGACCGTATGTAAGCCCACGCTGAGAGATCGTGTCGGTAGCTGTGAGGAGGATTTCATTGGCTTTCATTCTTGCCAAAATCCTTGACGGCTTAGATCGCGACCGCGCACATAACCTTCGCGCCGTCCGTCCTTAAATCCTTGCCAGTACCATACAAAATTAGTAGCTAGAAACAAGCCAATAATTCCTATAATTGTTATTGAGTTAATCATTGTGTACCTATCTGTAGCAACGCCCTTGGTTGCTTACAGAATTAGAGTCTCACGCCAATCTGACAATGTCACGCACATTTGGATAACGAAATGATAACAATTCTCCAGCGTCTACCGCATCATCTAAGGTGCGCTTTATATCAAGCGTAAAGTCGTCCATAAAGGGTAAATGATCCATCCTTGTTTATAGGCACAAGCATCGGGCTAACACGATCTCCATGCGTTTCAATCACTGCCACGCTCATCTGCCAATTAGCACTGCCAGCCTTCAAATAAGAGGCTTTCTTCTTGTCCATAACATTCCCAGCCTCTAAGCCCCACAAAGTCCTGTATGAGGCTCCTATGCCCTCTGTGAAGGCACTAATACCTGCTCTGTGAGTGTGACCGCAGACTACAGACTTGCCAAACTTACGAGCTAAACCAAGAGCTGTAAGTCCAGCATTGGTGTTCATTGATCCTTCGTCACCATGGACTAAGACCCATCCTTTATGAAATTCAAATGGCTTTTTGTGGAATCTAATTCCGAGTCCTGCGAAGTCCATAAACTTGGAGTATTCAAGCTCTGGGAGTCCAATGAGGCTAGGTGCTCGTAGTAGCGTATGGTAGAGCCTGTCTGTGTGATTGCTGCGAGTGACATCTGTTGTGCCGAGTTCATAGAGAATATCCTGAGCAAGGCTTCTGTCAGCATCGAGCGTTCCTTCCCATTCTAACTTAGTGCCCTGTGCCCACTTACTTTGAGATTGCATATCTAACTCATCGCCTGTATTTAGGATGAGGTCAAACTTTTCACGCTTTACTAATTTGATTAAATTCTTAACGGCTTGCTCGTGGTGATAGGGGATTTGTAAATCCGAGATCACTAGATAGCGTTTTTTAATCATCTTCCTCATCTTCGTAATCGCCGAACCTTTCTGGTTCAACTGGATCTGGCAAGATCCAACGAGGATATGATGATGGCTCTATAATAATTGCTAGAGCTAAATCATCTGCGAAGCCAGCCTTTAATAGTCCCTTGTAATACTCATAGACACCGATGCAATAAGCATCTAGTGCAGAGTAACCCTGATCTTCTAACTGCTTGGTGACTTTTCTTGCCATGGGAAAATTATCGCTCTAGAAGTATGGCGTAGATCTCATCGACACGCTCATTGAGTCGTTTAATCTCAGAGAGCAGATGAGTGATTACATAACCTGCAAGTCCACCAAATATACCGAGGCTTGCAATGTAGAGCGTAAAGAAATCTCCTTGGTTCACTTTTTCAAACCTAGTGCAGAATCATTGCCATTGAGGTAGCGAAGCACTGGAGGCAAGATAGATGCCACACCAGCTGCAACAAGTGCCTTGGGATCTGAAACCCCAGCTGCTGCCATTGAGATAACTGCTACAAGAAAGGCTCTAGCCCATGAACCTGCTGCTGTTTTTAGTTCATTCATTCTGCTGCTCCTAGCATAGGTACTTGAAAAAAAGCCCCATCATTGTCAGCTTCTTTCGCAAACGAGATGTGGCAGTGGTGGTTGTGTTTATTTGCGCCCTCGTATGTTCGCCATGCCCAAGCTGCTTTTGATGAGGCGATACGACCATCAAATATAATGTAGGTAATTCGCTTTTCTTTTTTAGACTTGCATAAGAGACGAATCTGATCTGCAATATCTGGCATGAGATCGGGCTTGGCTTTCCCACTGACATCACGATCAACATCGATGGCACGAACCCAGCCTGTAGCATCGGGATTATGATCGCTAGGGCGAGATGAGTGTCTACTATCACCGATCCAGCCATCCGATGTGCGGTCACGACTTGGGTAGGAATCATCGAACTGTTCCCGAAGCTGTATCGCAGCCTTACTTAGCTGTGGCTTCATTAGCCTTTAACTCATCATAAGTAGATTTAAGCATTGAGGTAGTTGATCCATCCTCATGCTCGATGATTGCGTGTTCTTTACCTTCAAAGTCTGTGAAAAATGTGGTTGTCATTATAGCTCCGCGCTAAAAGCAAAGTAGTTTGATGAACTTGTGGACGATCCGATCACAGTTGCTCCTAAAGTAAAAACTGGAGATCCATGTGTATAAATTACTCTGACAGAATTGTCAAACTGTTGGTTTAACGCCCATGTGCCGCCTGAATACGCAACACCAGTTGTCACATTGTAAACACCTTGATTGCTTACTTCCATTGTTGAAGGTGCTATTCGCATTGTCGTACCTAAATGAAAGATAAACATTGCGACAGTCGTGCTAAAGCCTAAACCAGAATTGATAAGTGCATCACTTGTAGAACCACCAGTGAAGCGATGGTAATACCGCTGGCACATAGCCAATTCAGATTGTGGATCTCCACCGCCTGCAAGCTGGAATGGAGTTGCAGTAGATCCGTATTCTAGTTGAATACCTGCAATGTTAAAAGTTGCGTTTTGAATTCCGATACTTCCTGATCGAGTGTTAAAAGTTGAGCCAGCAGATAACCAGAAATTGATTCCAAGATATGAGGTGTTTGCAGTTGTTCCCACTGTCAAACCTGAAATTGAAGGACAAGTCGCGGTGATGGTATATCTAGCCCAGCTGGTGCTAAGTGTTGCTTGTCCTGCATAAGTATTAACCTGAGAAGAAGGCGAACCACCAGAACCAAAGTTTTGCTGGAATTCAAAAGAAATTTTGGGAGTGCCACTTGCTGCTTTAGCCCAAAAAGACATGGTTACAGTTTGATTCGCAAAAGTTCTAACATTTTCTATTCTTTGAGTAAGCATTGCATAATCACCAGCTGCCGATTGTGAAGCAGTGATAATTTGTAAATAATTTGTAAATTCATAACCTGCTACTGGTGCCGTACCTGCAGTAAAAGTTTGAGGTGTTTGAGTGCAAGTACCACCGCTAAATTCATTTCTCCAACGATCAAAGCCGTAAGCCTGATTTACTGCATTTGATGTAAAAGTTCTTTGATTTATTGAAAAATCACCATTGATGAATTTATTCTTGCCCGCTTGACCAAAACCAGAGTTCCATAATGAGACATCGATAGCATTGCCAAGTGTGCGAATGTCGGATGCGCCATTCTTAACGAGGCTGGAATTATCTGGCTCAGCCCAGCCGTAGTTAGTTGATGTTGCCATTTAAGTTAGTGCTCCTGTCGCATTTGTCCATGTAAGTGTAGCATTCACGCCTGTCCAAATTAGTGAGGCAGGTATGACTGTTTCCCATTGAGTCGTTGATAGTGATAGATCGGTTGCTGTTATATAAAGGGTTAAGTCCACATAAGTCGGTGTTGCTCTCATGGCAATATTTTCCACAAAACCGTCAAACTGACCGTCAAGGATATTGCTAGGCAGGTTAGTGATAAGCACAGGCTGACCGAAGAAAACACCAATAAGGCTATTAAGTAGAGCCGATGGCATGGTTGGGTTATCAAGTCTAAAGGTAATTGACTCTAACTGATTGCGTGGCGTTTTACGCAGGTTTAACTGGCGTGTGGCGATGTCAGTGATGTCTGTCAAGTTCTTGATGTTTGACTCAGTAGATCGCTCGTAAGTGCCGTAGAGGGCAATAGAATCGGCGTCAGAGGTAGTGTAGGTCGAGCCGTAAGCCGTAGAGTATTTGTAAATTAGGCTGTTACGGATACGAGATACAGCTGTAGTGGACTTGATGCTCGTAGGTGTTGCATAGTCTCCGTCAAGGTTTGTAAAGCCATTAGCCGCCAAATAGGTAGATCGATGGTCTGCATCGTCAAAACACACATTGCCATAACGATCCTCATACACCTGTCCAAGTCCAGAGTTAGCGATCTGGTCAGTCAAGGTCTGGGATCTGGCAGTGGCACTAGCTGCAAGAGCGATCATTGTGTAGAAACCTGTA